TCAAGACGAATCTTCTTGGTTGTAAGTTCTACCTTTGTAAATGTTGCGCCTGCATTTGTGTAAGTTGCATCAGCTTGTGCTGCTGCACGGATTACACGCTCACCAACGTTAACCTTTTCGATTTCCATGGTGTTTGCTCGCATTGTAACTCTACGACCATCTTTGGCGAGAACTGTTGCATCCCACACGTAGTCGATGAAGCGGCGAGCTTGCTCTGGTGCTAGAATTCCACCAGGTGTTCCAGTAGGATTCACTGCATTGGCACCAGTTGTTACACCAAAGTTTGCTGTAGCAATGTTTCCAAGTGAATCTGCTGGTGAAAGGTTACCTGAAGGACCTGTTGCTGTAGCTCCACCAATTCCGCCAGATGCTAGTGCACCTTGTCCGTCATGATTGTGAGCCTCAGAAGTTCCTGGGTAATTCTTTACGATTTCTTGTTCCGACATATTGTTCACCTCCTAGTGATTTTATGTTAGTTGAATAGGTCGGCTGTTTTGAGGAAACGTCCGCCCCATAGGGATTTTTGAACCTGCTGAACAGGCTCCTGCACGATCTCGCCTAGATCGCCAGACTTGCGGAAAGCTGTGTCTTGCTCTACTGCATCCACTCTCTTTCCAAACTCATTAAAAGAACCCTTTACTTGGCTTACCTCATTTGCTACAGACTTTACTTCACCTGTAACTGTTTCAAGGGACTTTGTGATTGCATCAACGTTAGCCTGAAGTGACTTAACTGTTTCTGCTAGATTGCTCAAGGCATTAGTAACTGCATCGTTGATATCTGAAACTGCTTTTGCAATTCCTTCTGTTGCATCAACTGCTGCATCTACTGACTTTTCTGCAACATCTTCAGTAGCTTCTGGAGCTACTTCCGCTGCTGGCTCTTCTGCAGTTGCTTCCTCTGCTGGAGCATCTACCGCAGCTTCTGCTGGAGCCTCTGGAGCAACCTCAACATTTTCAACTACTTCTACTGCATCTGCAACTGGTGCATCAACAGCAATTGTTGTTTCTTCTGTCATAGGATTTTCCTCCTTTGTAATCTTAATTGTCCTAATGCCTTTTGCACTATCAACTAAGAACTTAACTGTTTCAATATTGTCATCGCCTTCTTCAACAAATCCAATATTCTTCATTTGGGAACTACATGATGGACAGCTTTCATCAGAATCTTTTGAAAGTCTTACGATATCATCTGTGTTGCACCAATAAACATTATCTACTACTGCTTTTGCAAGCAATCCACCAAGCTCTCCCTTTTCAATTGAGATAACATTTGCAAATTGATTTGCAGGATTATCTACTAGGGATAACTCAAATAGATCATATTCTTTAATTACACGAATTGCTTTATCAAGTGATTCATCATATTCATCATCAAACTTCTTTACGTTACCGCCAATAGAAAAACCTGTTAGCGTTCCGTCCAAAACCTTTTCCCAAGTGTCTTGTGCACCCTTTGAGATATATGCAGATACATATACTCCAGAATAAAATTTCTTTGTGTTTGGATCGAAGTATCTATCTTCTTTAAATGAAACTACTTTGCCAACTGCTGTTGGTTGATGCATTTCTCTTAAATTACCACGGAACTTTTTGAAGGCTTCTATGCTTGCTTCTGTTGTAACAATATCATTTTGCTTATCAACGTTGTCTAGGGTAGCAAAACCAGAAACGATTCTGCGCTCCTGATCAACCTTTCCAATAGGCATAGAGAAGCGAAGGTTGTCACCATCTGTAGTCCAATGTGCTTTATTTATAATCATGGCAGATTAATTATATCATTCCTTTATAATACTTGTGGATATTATGTGGATGAACGGCCCTCTCCCTGTGGATTACGGCCAGAAACTGTGGATGAAGAATCTGAGTTGTTATTTGTTCTCTGAGCATCTCTTTCACGGTTACCCGCCAAGTTTGCCCTAGCATCAGTTGCCTGTCTTGGAGACATTATAAATGGCTCATCTCCGTCTGATCTTTGTGGCATATCTAGCATTTCACGGGCCTCATTAGGAGTAATTACCTGAGTCTTAACATATCTTTCAATAATCTGAGACTGAGCAATTTCATCTGTGAGAGTAAGCTCATTAAACTTAAGCTCTAAAATATCAGTCTTTTCTTTAATAATCTTGTTTACAATCTTCTCTAAGTATTTTTGTGCTGGGCGAGATACCTGCTCTTTAAATGTACGATCTTGTGCTAGCGCAGCAGCAATGGCAGCAGAGTCTGCTCCACCTAACTTAGAAATTGGAACCTGATGAGCAATTAAAATATCATCACGGTTTTGCTTACGATACTCTTTAAATGAGCCATCCTGAATACCGTTTTCAATTGGCTCCATCTTAAACTCAACTTTATTATTATCAGTATCGCCAGGAAGTGGGATGTACAGGGTTCTGTGTGACTGAGACTTTAGCCCTGTCTGCAAGAATCTAAACATCTTATCTTCTGCATCTGCAGAAAGCTTTGCACCCTTTACTGTAATAACATATCTTGGAACTGCTTTATTCTCAAAGTAGTCAATATTGTATTGAGAAGCAAGCTGATCTCCAATTAGAGAAGGCATTGCTGCAAGAATATCTGGAATTCCATAGAATGTATTCAGTGGAGAATATTGCTTTAAATGAATAATCTCATTAGGTCGTGGATCTGCTGTTACAGGATTTGGATTCTTACCGCCAAAGTTTCTGAAGTAAACAATCTTTTGTCCAATAATTTGAAGGTATCCATCACGCAATCTGCGTACACGCACTGTTGTAGCTGGTATATGACCGATATAACCTATTTCACCAGACACTGTACGTCCTACCTCAATAAACCCATTGCCAGTCGCCTGTAGATCTGTGTAGACCTTTTCCATAATTGTTGTGAATGAATCATCATCATTTAGTGATTCAAGCCAATCACGCAATTCAATCTTTGCTCTTTCAATTCTATTTCTTGCACGACCAACTTTTTCTTGATCATCTGCAAGCTCAAAGCTAAGCATTGTTCTATCTGTAATATCAAAACGGTATCCAAGACCAACAACATTTTCTACCTTTGCATCAATAGCAGCATGGTTAGCAAAATTTGTATCATAGAAGTTTGCTAGTTCATACATGTTATAAGGGGGAGTTATAACATCAAATAAACCATATCCATTTCTATATACCGTTCCAGGATTAATAGCTTTTGATCCAGAGTCTTGTCCATATGGAGTTGCATTAGCAGCATCTAAATATCTTGGATCTTCTGTTGCAACATTCTTATTTAAATTTCTTGCTGCTCTTCTCTTAAAATTATTATCTATTCCAGATAAAGATTTTAGGTCATCCCAAGATTTGCTAAATGGATCATGCGATGCAAAGGAGTTTTCTCTTTCTGGTTGTGTATTTAAACTAGCCTGAATAAATTCAAAATCACTCACTTTCGTATGCATCCCTTCCATGAGTTTTTAATGTTTGTTGTGCAGCGTGAATAGCGCCAAGGTCATTCATGGAAGGAATAAGTCCTTGCTTAAATCTATCCATTTGCTCTGTGTGCTCTTCTTCTGTAATTCTTGTAAGACCTGGAACAAAGACTGCATCACCTTGACCATCGTCACCATAATACTGAGCTGCTTGTTTTAGTTCTGCAATCTTAGAAATATCTCCACGAGATGCGGGAATATTTAAAACATTTCCTTCTCCGTCTGTAAACCACTTACCATTGGACTTTTTATAAACATAAAGCCCCCAATTGTATTTCTTTTCAATTACCTGACGACGAACATTTTTGACAATTGGTTCGCCAGTTTTTGGGTTTACAAAAGGATTTATACCATTATTCATAACCATAAGTATACCATATTGCTCTAAAAATGGACACTGTTAAACCATTAATATAGTTTAATCTCACATGCGTCTGTCGAACAGTATTTTTCAGATTCTGCATCTAGATTATCCTTGCCGTCATAAATTGCTGACCAGTCGATCTTGCCAATTGTGCCAACATAAGCATTATACTCTTCTCGTGAGATTTCTGTATATGGCTGTTGAGGGTATGTCTTATTACCCATTGGAAGGAATGAAACAGCCTTTAGTTCACCTTCATAAAGATTAAGTGCTGGAGCAACAAATTGCTTTTCTGTTTCCTTATCAAATGAAAGAGTTACAGAAACACCATTATCTGACCAATATTTCTGAGCAGTTGCTGCCAGACCAATCTTTTCAAATAGGCTCACCTGCTTTTCAGAACGTTTATGTCCTGATGCAACTGGGAAATAGACTACTGAAGTATTTGCTGACACTAGATCGTCTTCAATCTTATACCCTGCAGCTTTGAAAAGATGTAGCATTGGATCTTGATTACCAAAACGAATAGCACGAAGGTAAAACTCTCCACCAGGTCCCCAGTGAACTCCAGGTGTGGCTCCAGAAAGAAGTGATACTGATCCTGATGGCTTTACTGTTGTTACACGAACTGATTCACGAACACACAACCATTCAGAATACTGATGGTCATACTTGCGAATAGTTGAATAGCCTTCGTCCATCCACTCACGAGTTGTTGGCAGGCCATGCTGATCAGCAAATGCAGCAATACCTGTTAGAGATGTTCCAATACGACGATTGCGTTGCATAATTCCATTTGTTACTGGCCAATGTGTTGGCATAAGAGTTACAGTCTTTCCATACAAGTATGCAAACTTCAATGTCTTGAGGAAGTCCTCCTTAGATTCATGACGATTTAGGTGCACTTCTACAAGTGTACAAAGTTCGTATGATTCCAATGGCTGCTCCGCACAAGGATTGAAGCCCATAATGCGAGTATCCTTATAATCAGGAGCATCTGCAAGACGGCCATAATTACGAGCAACATCTAGCCAAATAAAACCTGGCTCTCCGTTATCTGCAATTAAATCTACATAGTCTTCATACTTTGTTCCAACCTCAGCAGCGATTGAGTTGTTACTCATCCACGCCCAACCTGGATTTTTTGGATCGTATGAATTTCTTTCTGGAAATACTTCTGGATTCTTCAAATTAATAAATGATCCATCTTGAGGTGTTCCTAATGCAAGTGTTGCAGAACGACGAACATTGCCAGAAACAACGCATGTACCAATAAGGTTAACAATGTCTACAATAGCACGACTATCTAGAACCTCTCCAGATCTAGAGCCGATAACTTTTCTTATTTGGTTATGTAGGTCAATCAATGGCTGTGGACCGCTTGCAACGCCACCAAAGCCCTTAATGGGTGCTCCTAGCGGACGGATAAGGTCATAGTTGAATTCTTGAATTGGCTGATTTTGTCTTAAGAAAGAGTTAATTAAAAGACGAACTGACTCAACCCATCCTTCACGAGTATCTGGAATTTCATAAATAGATACTGGCTCTGTAGGAGCAAAGATAGGCATCTGCTTATCCTGACCAAGAGTATCAAAGCCAACCCCAATACCAAGCATTAGAGCATCCATAACCCAGGCAAATAGGGCCCCTGGATCATTACGGTCAATGTCACGAGTAGATACCATTGCACAGTTCTGTAGAGATGCAGAGTTACGCTTCTCCATAGTCATAGGGGTTCCAAATGCCCACATACCACGTCCTGGGGGTGTCCATTTTAGTTCAAACATTCTTTGAAAAGCTTCTTGTGCAGACTTTTGCGCCTTATTATCATTCCAAGGCAGTCTATTTTCTTTAGCATGATTTTTTTGTACTGAGTACATTCCTTCAATTACACGCTTACAGACTTCATACCAGCGTTCTTTTGTACCGTCCTCTTTTACACGGGAATAAGTACGGATAAAGGTAATCTCCCCAAGAGAGTTGCTACCTGCATCGGTAAAGCCAAAAGGAGGCTCAACATTCTTGTATTTATTTACGAAATCTTCTAAAAGACGAAATGAAAAAACATCTGACATTTATATAAACCCTTCTAAAAATATTATGAGAGCTTTGTAAAATTCAAAGCTCTCTTAGTATAGCATAGGTTTAAAATATTACTTTTATCCGCCTACTGATGCCTTAGTGTATCTAATTGCTACTACTCCTTGATACCCTCCGCCACCGCCACCGCCGCCAGTTCCACCCCAGTTACCGCCACCGCCACCGCCACCGCATCCATAATATGAAGCGCCTTGACCACCAGATGCGCCGTTTGGAGAGCCATCATGAGATCCATATCCTCCGCCACCTGAACCTGGAGAAACTCCTGGTGTTGATGCTCCAAATTGACTAAATGTTCCTCCTGAAGCTCCTCCGCCACCAGAACCACCAGAAGGTAGTGAAATATTAGCTATAGAAGTTGCAGAACCATATAAAGGATCTCCTCCACGAGCTTCTCCAGTTACCTGATTATTTCCACCCTTATTTCCGTATGTTGCTCCAGCTCCGCCACCTAAACCAGGCTCAGCAGTTGTTCTTTGTGAAGTTCCA